GCGGCCTCTTACCGCGCTTTTGAGATTTTCTGTTTTTTCGTTTTTCCTTGTTTGTTTCTGTTAAACCCTTATTGCTTTTCCTGATAGCATATGCAACCCCCTGCTAACCCCTTGAAAACATTGAATAAAATCCAGTTTCTCCTCCTAAGTCATTGAAAACATTGAATAAAATAATTGTAAAATATTTCAAATTAATTTTATATTTCTTCTAAGTCATTGAAATCATTGAATTCTTTTTTTATATAAATCTTTAAAATAGGCAATATTCTGTATCATTTTGATATTATTATAGTAATTTAAAGGCCTGTTTTGTTTGAGTTTAAAGAAAATCGTTTAAAATCAATGGGTTACATCTTACATATTAAATAATCGTTTAAAATCAATGGGTTAGCATACGAGCTGCAAACTTGACATAGTAGTTTTTAGAGAAAATCGTTTAAAATCAATGGGTTAAGTGATTCGTTTTAGATTTGTTCCTGATTCGTTCTCTTTTTCTAAAATATTCCAGACTGGTTGAGATTAACATATATGAATATTTGAATATGTTATTCCTTTTAATAAGAAGGAACGCGTGCGCGCGTGATATACTTTTAATAGAATGTAAAGTCTTTTCTTAAAATTATTCTAATTTAATTTAATAGTGTGACATATATAGAACAAACTCTCAGGATCGAGCCTAAGAGATTTTATATAGTAAAGTACTAGAGAGATACTACAGCCTATAGGTGGCCTTATTTGAGCGTCTCAGGGGTAGTTCTCTGTTTGTTTACTGTTTGTTCTACTGTTTGTTCTTATGCAAGTATTCTGTTATTTGAATGTATTTAATTGTTTATTAAAGTGTATATAAAATACAATGGTATACAATCGGATACTGAAAACCATACTTGTATGCAGAAGTATACAATAACGTATTGCAATATGTGAATATGAAGTATAAAACATATAGACATATCTTGATATATGAATACGTGAATATGTACCTCGGATAGTAGTTACGGGGGGTAGATGGGGCATGGGGGGTGTATACGGTGTTATATATGCACAATGACAGAGAGGGGTATTTTTAGTTTAGGTGTTAACCACCTTGGTTTACATACAACTATTTTGAGCCTATGTGTATTATTTACTTGACAAGGAGTAATAGTGAGTGTATACTAAGCGTAAGCTTTAATATGTATACATAATGAAATTAGGGGTTGACTTCGCGGCATTATGTGGTATAACATACGAGTAGTATACTTTAAGTTAAACATAATGGTTTAGTCCAACTACTAGTTAATTATAAATATAAGTAATACTTAGAGTAATACTTTAAGTATAGGCTAGAATTAGTTCTTATTTGTCGCATAACTTAGTATAAGTTTTTTGAAAATCCCCTTGACTTATAAAACACTATGTGTTATAACTGTCAGAAGTCACAATAATAATAATAATAAGATGACATAATGACCTCCCCTAAAGATAAATACGACTCATCCGATGATGTCCTTAACACATTTTTTCAAGCTCTAGCAGATGATGACCTAAGAGCTTTATATAATCTACATATTCCTCGTAGTGATGTTTTCTATATAAGAGAAAAATATTACTTGGACACAGGACACTGGGTTTCATTAGACAGGATGGAACGATCAATGTTCTTAGAGAAGAAGTTAGATAGTAAAGATGTGCTAGACCCTAAACGTAAAAGGGATTGGGAAGACGATTATGACATATAGATTAGGTAAGCGGAGTAAACAAAGGTTAGAAGGTCTTCATAAGGACTTAGTAGCTGTAGTTGAAAGAGCTATAAAAATAACTGAAGTAGACTTTACTGTTTTAGAGGGTATGCGTACACTGGATAGACAAAAAGAGTTAGTCGCAAGGGGTGCATCAACAACTTTGAACTCTAGACATTTAACAGGACACGGGGTAGACCTAGGTGCTTATGTAGATGGTTCGGTGAGATGGGATTGGCCTTTATACTACAAGATAGCTGATGCTATGAAGCAAGCAGCAAAAGAATTAGAAATAGACATGGATTGGGGAGGAGATTGGAAATCCTTTCCAGACGGGCCTCATTATCAATTATCTTGGGGTACATACCCTAAGTAGTCTTAGGGAGAGAATAGACATGAGTGATAGAAATGCTGACGATATACGCTCGTTACAAACTGATCAAAATGAATTAGAAAAACGTCTATTTAAGTTAAGAGACACTGTCCGTGATATGGAAGAAGAAATCAACAATATTAATATTTATCTTAATATAACTAAAGCTAAGTTAAAATCTTTTGATGGTATTATTGGTTGGATTGTTAAATTGTTTATAGGTGCTATCCTAGGTGGTATACTTACATTTATTATAAAGGGAGGTTTAGTCTTGTGATTGAAGAACATAAAAAGCTATTACTCCCTACCATTATTAGGGGAGTTCTATACGGACTAATAGTAACGGTGCTATTGGTTAATGTGCCAAGTTTGTTTGGTATAAGACTTTCTTCAGAAGTATACGCTGAAAAGATAACTAAAATGAATGAAATAGAAACTAAAAGGTCTAACGATAGATTTTATGAGCATCAAAGAACAGAAGATGCTTGTGAACTGTAGTTCGGAAATAAAATGATAAGTACTTTATTACCTCTTCTAACTCCTATCATGGGTGACGTGTTAAAACGTATTATACCTGATTCAGATAAAAGAGCAGAGATAGAAAGAGAAACAAAGCTAGCCTTACTAGAGCATGCTGACTCAATAGAGAAGGTACGTGGTGAAATAATACTAGCAGAAGCTTCGTCAGGCAACTGGTTGACTTCTTCTTGGAGACCCCTTCTTATGCTAATCGTTATAGCTATTATAGCTGTCAACTATTTAGTATTCCCTATAATAGCAATCGCTTATCCAGAGATTATGAATAACGTATTAGAATTACCTGATCAACTCTGGAATCTATTAACTCTTGGTGTTGGAGGCTACGTTGTTGGTCGTTCTGGAGAAAAGATGGTAGATAAGTGGACAAACCCAAGTAAAGGAAAATAAATGCTAGGTTACTGTTGGAATAACAAGGATAAACCTTGTAATAAATGTTTTGGGTGCTGGAAACTAGACCCTGCTTCTATATCATTTACTTTTAAATTAAAGAGTGGTACAGTACTAACCTCTATTTGTTTGTTTGATTACTGATGCCAAGTTCACCAGGATATAAAAGAGACTATAAGAGAGAACGTGCTCTACAGCTTAAGTCACCTAAGTCAGACTTAGCGGCTAATCGTTCACGTAAAGCAGCTAGACGTATGTTAGAAAAAGGTGGATTAGTGAAAAAAGGAGACGGTAAAGATGTCGATCATAAGAACCGTAACTCTAAAGATAATTCTGTAAAGAATTTAAGGGTTCAACTTAAAGGCACTAATCGTAGTTTTTCACGTAAAGCAGAAGCAAGTAAGTACAATAAAGGTGGATATGTTGTATGTGGTGCTTCTAACCCAGGTACTCATAAAAGAGGTAAGTAATGGACTTAAAAAAGCACGAGAGTAAACTAGAGGGTATTGGGTACTTTGTGTCTTCTGACCAAGTAGTTACTTCTAGAGGAGACGTTGTAGGTGTTACAGACCCTTATGGTTCTTTTATATGTGATATTAAGGAAATAGTAGACATTGTAAGTCAAATAGAAACTAAAGAAGAGATTAAGTATAAAAGAGCTAGAAACGAAGATGGTCACTTTATAGCAGATGACCCAGAAACTTTAGATATAAATGAAGCATGGGTAAAGGTGTAATATGACAAAAAGAGCCCTCACAGAAAAACAAGAGTTATTCTTAGCTGTTTTATTTGAACAGGCAGAGGGTGATCCTTTAAAAGCAAAGAAACTTGCTGGATACTCCGATAATGTTCCAACTTCATCAGTTACAGCTTCTCTAGTAGACGAGATAGCAGACCTTACTCGTAAGTTTATAGCACAGTCTTCTACTAAGGCTGCATATACAATGTTCAAAGTAATGGGTGATGTAGATATGCTAGGTGCTAAAGAAAAGATGACAGCTGCAAAAGACCTTATGGACAGAGCAGGATTTGTTAAAACAGAAAAGGTAGAAGTATCTACAGCAGAACCTGTATTTATACTACCAGCTAAAAAGAAAGATTAGTATGGCTGATAAGAAACCAAAGAAAGACCCTAGACTAGCTAGAGCAGGTGTATCAGGTTTTAATAAACCTAAAAGAACACCTAACCACCCTAAAAAGTCTCATGTTGTTGTTGCTAAAGTTGGTGACAAGATTAAGACTATTCGTTTTGGTGAGCAAGGAGCTAGCACTGCAGGTAAACCTAAAGCAGGTGAATCTGATAGAATGAAGAAGAAGAGAGCATCATTTAAAGCTAGACATGGCAAGAACATTGCTAAAGGTAAAATGAGTGCCGCTTACTGGGCTGATAAGGCTAAGTGGTAGTATGGCTAGGTTAGATAATACTAAGTTTCATACTCAAGGTTATCTTGTAGCTTCTACAGCTGCAGACGCTAATGCTACAGTATTATATACTTGTCCAAATAACTTTAGTGCTATAGTACGATATCTACACTTAAGTAATAATAGCAACTCAACTAAAAAAGTATATGTTCAATTTTATCATAAAGAAGATAATGCGTATCATTATATAGCTAATGGATTAAGTATGGCAGGTCACTCTGTTAATAACTTAGTTAATGGTGGATTTTTTAACTTACATGCAGGTGATAAAGTAGTAGCATATAGTGAAACTACAAATACTATGGATATTATGATATCTGTTGAAGAGTATTATGACCCTGCTAGAAACATATAATTAGGATAGTAAAATGGCAGCATCTAAAACAAAATCTAAAGTAAATGCATCAGGAAACTATACTAAACCTACAATGCGTAAAAGACTGTTTGCTAAGATCAAGGCAGGAAGCAAAGGTGGGGCAGCAGGTCAATGGTCAGCTCGTAAAGCACAAATGCTTGCTAAGCAATACAAGGCTGCAGGTGGAGGTTATAAGAAATGAAGGCTCCTCAGAAATCACTTAATAAATGGACTAAAGAGAAATGGGGTACTAAGTCAGGTAAACCATCTACTCAAGGCAAAAAAGCTACTGGTGAAAGGTATTTACCTAAAGCAGCTAGAGATGCCTTATCAAGTCAAGAGTACGCAGCAACATCTGCTGCTAAGCGTAAAGGTAAAGCGTCTGGTAAACAGTTCGTTAAACAACCAAAAAAGATAGCAGAAAAAACTGCTAAGTTTAGAGCTAACGAAGGAGGAGTAGTTATGAAAAAAGGTTATCATAAAATGCCAGATGGCACAATAATGAAGGATTCAGATATGAAAAAGACAGGTTATAAACACGGCGGTGTTGTTAAAAAACCAATGTCTAAAGGTATGAAAGCCTTAAAGAAAGCTGCACCAGCTGTAGCTAAAAAGATGGGTTATAAAAAAGGTGGATACGTTATGTGTGGCGCATCCAATCCAGGGACTCAAAAAAGAAGTTCTAAATAACAACTTGACAAACTAATGTGTGTGTGATATAAGATGGCTAGAAAACAAGCCCCTACACTAACTGCTATCCCTATAGATCAATCTTGGAAAATTCCTAAGAGAGGTTTAGACGGGGAGTACTACCCAATAGTAAGAGTAGGTAGGCATATACCTTTTGGATATTCGCAAGACGAAGAAGATAAAGATATACTTCAGCCAATACCTGATCAGCTAGAGATGCTAGAACAAGCTAAAAAGTATTTAAAAGAATATAGTTTAAGACTTGTAGCTAGATGGCTTACAGAGCAATCGGGTAGATATATCTCACATGTAGGATTAAACAAACGTGTCAGCATCGAAGAAAAAAGAAGGTACACGGCCTCAGCCCATAGAGACTATGCAAGGCGTTACCAAGAAGCCAGTGAAAAAGCCCGTGTCATCGAAGAAGAAAGACTCGGTGGAAAAGGTACAAGAAAACTTTACACAGACCCCTGAGGTTACTCCTACTTTTGCTACGCCTAAACCAGAGCCAATAGATGTCAAAAAAGCTCAAGACATTATATTTGCTCCTAATCCTGGTCCTCAGGAAGACTTCCTAGCTTCTAGTGAGCAGGAAGTTTTATATGGTGGGGCAGCAGGTGGTGGTAAATCATATGCAATGGTTGCAGACCCTGTTCGATATTTTAACAACCCTCACTCTAGAGGTCTTCTTGTTAGACGTAGTACAGAAGAATTAAGAGAACTTATTTCAGTATCTAAACAACTATACCCAAAGGCTGTCCCAGGTATTAAGTTTATGGAAAGAGATAAGACTTGGGTAGCACCTAGTGGAGCTACTTTATGGATGTCATATCTTGATAGAGACGATGACGTTATGAGATATCAGGGTCAAGCCTTTAACTGGATAGGGCTCGACGAGCTTACACAATGGCCTTCTCCTTTTGCTTGGAATTATATGAGATCACGTTTACGTGCTACTAGCTCCTCTAAACTACCTCTCTATATGAGAGCAACCACAAACCCAGGTGGCCCAGGTCATTTTTGGGTTAAAAAGACTTTTATAGACCCAGCTCCTGCTAATACATCATTCCATGCTACAGATGAAAACGGTGAGATAATAGCTTGGCCTAAGGGTCACACAAGAGAAGGTGAGCCTTTATTTAAACGTAGGTTTATACCTGCTAATTTATTTAATAACCCATACTTAGCCGAAGACGGTATGTATGAGGCTAATTTGCTATCAATGCCAGAGCATCAACGTAGGCAGTTGTTAGACGGTGACTGGAGTATATCTGAGGGTGCGGCTTTTTCAGAGTTTAACCCTAAAAAGCATGTAGTAGAGCCTTACGAGATACCAAGTAGTTGGGCTAAATTTAGAGCATGTGACTACGGATATGGTTCTATGACAGCAGTACTATGGTTTGCAGTAGCCCCTAGTGAACAAATAGTTATATATAGGGAACTCTACGTAAATAAAACTACTGCTTCTGATTTAGCAGATATGATAATAGAAATAGAAAAAGGTGAAAAGATAAGGTATGGGGTCTTAGATAGTTCTTTGTGGCATAACAGAGGAGACACTGGACCATCATTAGCTGAGCAAATGATTCAAAAAGGATGTAGATGGAGACCATCAGATCGATCTAAAGGATCACGTATTGCAGGTAAAAACGAAATACATAGACGACTACAAATAGATGAGTTTACAGAAGAGCCTAGGATAGTATTCTTTAACACTTGTCGTAACCTAATATCAGAATTACCCTCTCTTCCTCTTGATAAGAATAATCTTGAAGATGTAGATACTAAAAGTCCTATTGATCACGGATATGATGCTTTAAGATACGGATTAATGACTAGACCTAGGTCCTCTCTTTGGGATTATGACCCATCTACACAACGATCAGGCTTTCAAATGTCTGACCCCACCTTTGGCTACTAAGGAATAAACATGGATAAGTACGAAATGGACGAACAAGAACTAGAGACGGTTATGGAAGACTCAGAATCTTCTTACATAGACGATATACCAGAAGGTGAAACATCAGATGAGCCTGTTGGTAAAGTAGTTTCTTATGTTACTGATCGTTTTAAAAGAGCTGAAACAGCTAGATACACAGACGAAGAGCGTTGGGTTAAATCATACCGTAATTATAGGGGTATTTATGGCCCTGATGTAGCTTTTACAAGTACTGAAAAGTCTAGAATCTTTGTTAAAGTTACTAAAACTAAAGTATTAGCGGCTTATGGTCAGTTAGTAGAAGTTTTATTTGGTAATAACAAGTTTCCAATCTCAATAGACCCTACTAGGCTACCTGAAGGTATTGCAGAAGCAATGCATTTTGAGTCTAACCCTGATATGCAGAAAGCAAAAGGTCAAGATAGCTCTGATATTAGCCCAGAGGATGCCAAATTACGCCCAGGAGAGACTATTCCAGACCTTATGGAACGATTAGGTGGATTAGCCGATTCACTGGCTCCAGTGGCCGATATTATGGAGGAAGGTGAAGGTAAAACTGCTACTGAAGTAACCATACATCCTGCAATGGTCGCAGCTAAGAAGATGGAAAAGAAAATACATGACCAATTAGAAGAATCAGGTGCATCTAAGAAACTTAGAACAGCTGCTTTTGAATGTGCTTTGTTTGGCACTGGTGTTATGAAAGGCCCTTTTGCAGTAGATAAAGAATATCCTAACTGGGACGACGAAGGTAACTATAAACCTCGTATTAAAACAATGCCTCAGTGTGATGCCGTGTCTGTTTGGAACTTTTACCCAGACCCTGACGCTAATTCTATGGACGAAGCAGAATATGTAGTAGAACGACATAAAATGTCTAGAACACAAGTACGTTCTCTTAAGAAACGTCCATTCTTTCGTAAGAATGCTGTTGATTTAGCTTTATCGTTTGGGCAGTCTTACTCTAAAGAGTGGTGGGAACAGGCTATGGAAGACGATAGCCAAGAAACAGCTACAGAGCGTTATGAGGTCTTAGAGTTTTGGGGTTATGTTGACGCTGATGTTCTTGAAGATCACGATGTAGATATTCCTTCAGAACTTAAAGATGCTGAACAACTTAATTGTAATATTTGGATTTGTAACGGACAGGTAATACGTTTGGTTATGAACCCATTTAGTCCACAGATCATTCCTTATTACGCTGTACCTTACGAAGTAAATCCTTACTCATTCTTTGGGGTGGGTTTAGCAGAGAATATGGACGATACACAAACTCTTATGAACGGTTTTATGCGTATGGCAGTAGATAATGCTGCTTTATCAGGTAACTTATTAATAGAAGTAGATGAAAACAACTTAACTCCAGGTCAAAGCTTAGATATTTATCCAGGGAAAGTTTTCCGAAGAAGCGGTGGAGCTCCTGGTCAAGCTATTTTTGGTACTAAGTTTCCTAACGTATCCAATGAGAATATGCAGATGTTTGATAAGGCTCGTCAGTTGTCTGATGAATCTACTGGCCTACCTAGCTTTGCTCACGGTCAA